CACACCATCATGGTCTACCCCCCCAACACAAGTATCACATAATGTAGTTCTATATTGTACTAGAAATTACGATATTGTTTAAAAAGAGGTAGGATATACAATATGTATTTAATATTATACAAATCAAAACCAAAATAAAAATTATGTCAACAGTTACAGAAAACAAGTTCTTATCAGAAGAAGAAAAAACAACACTATCAACAATCCAACAAAAAACTCAATCATTAATTGTTGAATTAGGTGAAATTTCATTGAATGAAATTAATTTAAAAACCCGTAAGGCAGAAGCAGAAACGTTTTTAAATACTGTAGCAGAAGATGAAAAAACCTTCACAACTAAAGTGTTTGAAAAATACGGAAAATGCACTATTAATCCGGAAACAGGTGAAATTATTGTAGTAGAATAATTCCTTCCAAAACACACCATATTTATAATAAAATAATTTATCCAAATGGCAGAAACAATTGTATCACCTGGTGTATTAGCTATAGAGAATGACCAATCCTTCATCACCCAACAACCTATAACAGCAGGTGCCGCTATTATAGGACCAACTGTAAAAGGTAAAGTAGGCATCCCAACAATAGTAACTACATACTCTGAATACTTGAATGTGTTTGGTTCTACTTTTATTAGTGGTAGTCAAACATATTCTTATCTCACCTCAATTTCAGCGTATAATTATTTCAATAATGGAGGGACCTCATTATTAGTTACCAGAGTAGTAGGTGAAAATTTTGAACCCGCAAGTTCATCTCTAATCCCAACTTCAACAGCAGCAACCTCCGCTTCTGCAAATATTGACTTAACATATATATCTGCTAGTGTTGAATCTGTAGGATCCTCATCTTTCGGAGTTAATGGAATTACATTCTATTTTACAGGATCTACAGTTGCAAATACTACAAATACTATATATTTTAATACTAGTTCTTTTACAGATTCTACGGTTGCAGATTATGTAACTACATCTTCTGCTGTATTTAATGTTAGTAGCTCAACAACTAATTATAGTTCTTCATTACAATATATTCTTTCAAGTACATCTTCACCAAATCTAGTATTAACATATACTGGATCTAATGGTTTAACAGGAAATTCCCAATATTATATATCTGGAAGTACTACAACATATTTTACAGGAGGTACAAACACTGAATTATTTATTTTAGAAACTTTATCTGAAGGAGAAATAATGAATAGTTCTGGTTCATTATATGCTAATGGAACCTTGGAAAACGGAACAACAGAAAACATCAGATGGCAAGTTTCAGCAATTAATGTTAATACTGGAACTTTTACATTAATAATTAGACAAGGAAATGATTCTACAAATTCTCCATCTGTTTTAGAATCATGGAGTAATTTATCACTTGATCCATTTTCTTCTAACTATATTGAAAAAGTAATTGGAAATCAATATGAAACGGTTACTAACGATAATGGAGAATACTATGTCAAATTAAATGGAGAATATCCCAATAGATCTAGATATGTACGTGTTAGACAAGTAAATTTTACAACCCCAAACTATTTAGACAATACAGGAGATCCAAATCCTCAATACTTAGGTTATCTACCAACAACATCTAATGGTGTGTTTGGAGGGGCTGAAGGTAAAAATGTTAATAATTTAAACGAGAATAATTACTATAATAATATTTCCAATACTGATACTCAAGGTTTACAAGCATCTGATTATTCAACTTCAATTAGTTTGTTATCCAACCAAGATGCTTATTCTTATAACTTAATTACAATACCTGGTTTAATAGCAGATGAAACAAATTACCCTAGCCACGTATCGTCAATTAGTTTATTATTGAGCATTGTTCAAAGTAGAGGAGATTCAATGTTTATCCTAGATTTAGTAGGATATAATTCAAATATTATTCCTGTAACTACAAATGCAATAACTTACGATACTTCATATGCTGCTGCTTATTGGCCTTGGTTACAAACCATTGATCCCGATTCAGGTCGCCAAGTATGGGTACCCGCATCAACAATGATACCTGGAGTATATGCCTTTAATGATAGTGTTGCATTTCCTTGGATTGCCCCTGCAGGTGCTACACGTGGTGTTTTAAGTACAGTTACTAGAGCTGAAAGATATTTAACTCAAGGTAATAGAGATTTATTATATGAAAATAATGTAAATTCAATTGCTACTTTTCCAAACACTGGTGTAACAGTATTCGGACAAAAAACATTACAGAAAAAACAGAGTGCTTTTGATCGCATAAACGTTAGACGTTTATTAATTGAATTAAAAGGATATATTTCACAAATAGCGGATTCGCTAGTATTTGAACAAAATACAGTAGCTACAAGAAATGACTTTTTGTCCCAAGTAAACCCATATCTAAGTTCAGTTCAACAACAACAAGGTTTAACTTCATTTAAAGTAATAATGGATGAAACAAATAACACAACTAACACAATAGATAATAATCAATTAATAGGTCAAATTTATCTACAACCAACAAGAACCACCGAATTTATTATACTTGATTTCAATGTCTTACCTACTGGTGCCACATTCCCCTCTTAATAATGCATTTTTAAAAAACTACTAATATTTATAATAAAAATACAAAATGGCAAACTTTACAACTTCTCCTGGAGTAGCAATTAGTGAAATAGATAACACATTCTTAACAGGACAACCTGTTCAAGCTGGTGCTGCTATTATAGGTCCAACAGTAAAAGGTCCTGTTGAAGTACCTACATTAGTAACTTCATATTCTGAATATCAAACATTGTTTGGAGATAATTTCATAAGCGGAGGTAATTCATACTCATATCTTACCTCAATTTCAGCTTTTAATTATTTTAATTATGGAGGTTCCTCATTATTAGTTGCTCGTGTAACCTCAGGATCATATGAACCAGCAGTTAATACACCTATTGGAAATTATTCTATAACATCAACAGGTAATACTTCTTCAATAGAAATTGATGCTTCTACCACATTTACAGGAGCAACAACAGGTTCATGGGTTGGAGTTCGGATTCAAACAACATCAAATGATTTTTGGGTTGTTCCAAATTCCTCTAACTATACTGCTTATAATAATCTATTAGATATATATTATACTTCAAGTGGAGCAACAACTAATGCTAATTATGATAATTATATAAATGCTGTAGTTACTACTATAAATGACCCATCCGCACCATTTAAAGGAACAGGTTTAACCGCTAGTTATTCAACCCCAAATTTAACTATTAAATCTATTAATGGAGGTACAGAATTAAATGGTATAGCAATTTATAAACAAGCATATGGTGGTAATGCTGGAACATCAATTGGTTCCCTTTCAGGAGGTACTGCAAATACTTTAGGCCAAGCGTTTGTATTAGAAACGATTTCTGAAGGTATAATAATGAACAATAGCGGATCTGAAACAAACGGAGCTTTAGCTTCGGGAAGTGCAGATAACATTAGATGGGAAATTACAAATTCAAATACTGGATCAGGAACATTTAATGTAATAGTTAGAAAAGGTAACGATACAACAAGTAAAAAATCAGTATTAGAATCATTTAATAGTGTTAATTTAGATCCAAATTCTGGAAATTATATTTCCAAAGTAATAGGTGATCAAACATTAGCATACGATGCCGCAAATAATCAAACGAATTTGACTGGAAATTTCCCCAATAATTCCAACTATATTAGAGTAAAATCAGTATCTACTCCAACCCCAAATTATTTTGATGCAAATGGCATAGCAGTAAGTGCTTATACTTCATCAATCCCAATTAATGGAAGTGGATCATTTGAATCTGGATCTGGAACTGTAAACAGTACAATTAATTTATATGATGCTATTTCAACAAACACACAAGGTTTAGCAGGTAGTGATTATGATAACATGATTGCATTATTAGCAAATGCAGAACAATACCAATTTAATGTAATATTTACTCCTGGATTATTAAATGATAAACACACATCTCAAGTAACAAGTATCCTTTCAAATACAATCTCAAGAGGAGATAGTTTATATGTAATGGATTTAGGTATTTTTGGAAGTACATTAGGTGAAGCAGTAACACAAACTCAAACAAGAGATACTTCATATGCTGCAACATATTGGCCTTGGGTTCGTCTTATCGACTCCTCCACTAAAAAACATATTTGGGCTCCCGCGTCAACAATAATACCAGGTGTATACGCTAATAATGATAAAGTAGCAGCTCCATGGTTTGCACCAGCAGGTATTAATCGCGGTGGGTTAGGCACAGTACTTCAAGCTGAACAAAAATTATCGCAAGGTAATAGAGACGAGTTGTATAGCAATAATATCAACCCAATTGCCACACTACCTAAACAAGGTGTTGTAATATTCGGACAAAAAACATTACAAAAATCAGCTTCTGCACTTGATAGAGTAAATGTACGTCGTTTAATGATTGAATTGAAAAGCTATATCCGTCAAATTGCTGATACAGTAGTATTTGAACAAAATACAATTGCAACAAGAAATTCATTTATAGCTAGAGTTACTCCATTCTTAGAAGGAATCCAACAAAAACAAGGATTATATGCTTATAAAGTTGTTATGGATGATTCCAATAATGGACCGGATGTAATAGATAGAAACCAATTAATAGGTCAAATTTATATCCAACCTACGCGCACAGCTGAATTCATATCTCTAGATTTTATCTTACAACCAACAGGAGCTGAATTTCCTGG